AAACATTGGAAGTTGTTCCAGAGTCTGATGAGCAGGTTGCAGAAGTACAACTTAGTGCGCCTGTTTCCACAGACGTGACCACAGAGGTTGGGACCGTTGGCGATCCAACAGACCACACCATGGATGTGTTCTTTGGGGAACAGGTCACTAGTATTAGGGAGTTATTGAAGCGCTATTGTATGCACAGTGCTGCGTACACATCTAACGATGATGCACAGACTACATGTGTTTATACGATGCCAGATTTTCCTTATTATTACGGGTACAATCCCGATGGTCCGGACAATTCTCTTTCGGGACCTTTTGCTTACGCTCAAATGACAATGCTTAACTATTTTACCCCTGCGTATGTTGCATATAGGGGCGCAATTAGATGGAAGCATTGGGCCACGCGGGCGCCAATCGACCAGAGTGACACTGGCGTCAATTCTAACTTTGATTTACCTATGATGGTAGAGAGAAGTGATGGCTTGACACGCAGTCTCTCTAGCCCTTTGGCATATGTTCCATATTCTTTGACGTTTAGCAGCAATATTTTGCGCGCCGCCACTAGTTTCAGGCGTGCTGTGTTGCAAACATACACTTCGTTGTACAACGGGGCGTTGGCTACTCCAGTGGGTTTAAATCCTGACGGAGAAGTCGAGTTGCCGTTTTATACTAATAGGAGATTTTATAACGCCAGACGTATAAGAACATTGGCCACGCGTGCGGTGAATGATGAACTGCCCAGCGTGCATACTATTTACATTTCAGGTCAAAGGACCGTTTTGTTCAATTATGTTGCCGCTGGGGAAGATTTTAGTTTGGCATTTTTCATAGGGGTACCAGTCATGTATTCGATTGGGTTTGGTTCTCCTAACGCACCACCCACGCCCGTTTAGCACGGGCGTGTTAGACCCAGCGCGGGGTCTCTCTCTTGTTTGTTAGAGAGTTAAAGTTAGCGCATTTTTTCCATGCTATGCAAAAAAGATATGGGGTATCCCATTTAATAAAAGATCCAGCGCGGGATCTCTCTTCTTTGGTTCTAAGAGTTATCAGACGCCCTTGGGCGGCTTAAACACAGTATATGTAATGCTATGAGGTTTCAAGCCGCCCAGGCCGGGCGGTGGAATTTTCCTTACTAG